TGCCTTGATAGTTTCTTCGTCGGTATTAATAACACCTCTATCAACAACGTCTTCGCCTTTCATCCATGCACTTACATAGAATAAGCAATAACCAGGTGCTTCTTTAGACCAATGAATAATACAATCTCTATCAATAAACTTCTTTAGCCACCACTCATAAGGGTGTACACTTAAATGAAGCTTGTGTCCTACCACTTTACCCATGTTGTCATCTTCAGTAGCAATTTGAAAGAAAACATGTTGGCAAGCAGCTAAACAATTATCTAATACTTTATCTACATGATGAGGTCTAATATGCTCCATCACGTCCGTACAAAATCCATAAGCTGCTTTAACAGGTAAAGGTTCAGATAAGTCTGCCTCTACAAATCGCATAGCATGCTTCTGTGTTTCTAACATGGGTCGAATATCTTCGTCTAAACAATTATCTGCGAAGTCAACCATAGTGACATTTAAGCCACCAAAAAAAGCTAAATTAAGAGAGCCACGTCCTGTGCCACATCCTAAGTCTAATACTGACGCCCCTTTAGGAGGTCTAGCTTGATTCAAAAATTCTTGTGCGATGAGTTCACCAGGAGCTACTGCTCTATACTCTGGTATGTCCCACATCATCTTATATAAATCTTTTTCTAACGGTCTTACATTACTTACTTTTACTTGCGGTGCTTCTGAAAATACAGAAGATACTGTTGTCATTTATGTTATCCTTATAAGTGCAGCGCTTGATGTAGACGCCGGGAATGTTACTGTAAACGTTTGATTGGTTGTAGTTTTAGTACTTCCAAAATTTAATACTGCCACTGCTTTGTTACCTTGAGTGCTATTATATATCAAAGCACCGTTTGCTGAAAAGGTAGAGTTAGGCCAACTTGAATTCTCAAAATTTAACCATGCTACAGTTTCAGTATTTGTTGAAGTAGGCGCTTGAGAAATAACTAATGTGTTACCTCCTGCTGTATAGCCCGCCCCTGTTACTTCATTGTCTGTTGTATATACGGTTGTTGTTGCGTCTAATGTTGCTGTTGCTGTATAAAGTGCTATCTTAAATGTATCCGCTGCAGTGGTTGCACGTATAACGCCTGTACCAAAGTTATGAATACCATCTAAGATTTCAACTTTAAAACTTGTTGCTAATGTTTGTGATAAAGCCACTTAATATCCTTTATTTAACGGGGTATCTCACTTGGCCTGAGCGGTATGCATCCTGTCTATCTTTACCATCACCAAGTTGTTTAAGTAATAACATTGCCTCATCATAACGAGATCTATAATTATCAAGCACGTCTTTTTCACCCTTCATGTAAGTGTAGGCTTCTAGTAATGATCCATATAAAAGTACCGAATCAAAGTTATTGCCTAACCATGAAGTACCCGCAGTCACAATAGACTCAGGATAATAGAAATAGTGTAGCTCTGCTGAGTAGTTAGTATCAGGTGTAGGGCCTACAATAAACGAAGTATCATTAAATACCGCATAGTATTGAGGTTCGCCATAAAAATCTGAATCTACATCAGGAAACGATTGCCTAATAAAGTTTACATCTTTGTTTAAAAGGTAAGTGTACTCGTTGGCAGCATTAATAACAGCTAAGCTAAACGTAGCCAACCAATCAGGAGGCATCGCTAAATATTTATTCCCAGAACTTAATGCTCCTGTTACGTTTTTTCTTATTGCAGGAAGTTGTACAGTGTTATAGATACGTTGTTCTGCTTGGCGGATAAAGTTATTTATATCCACTGTTGTAAACGTATTTTCTGTGTAGTCCTGTATTTGAACAACAAGTTGAGAATAATTTAAAGCCATAATTATGCCATCGGGCCACGAGCCTTAGTACCTTTAGTAGCTGCACCACAACCACGGATTTGTGTTTCACCGTTTTTATTAATCACATTAGAACCAGGATCGCCTGCGCTTACACGTGGTGTGCCTGTGCCTTTAACTAATTGTTGTGCTGATAACTTATTAGGGTCTTGAGTTAAATAAATTTCTGCATTAGGTACAATAATAGGTTGTTTATATTCTGCCATGATAATTATCCTTTTTTCTGTGCTGCAATTTTAGCTAAACCTCTGCCCATACTTTTCATATCAGCATTAGTTTTACCACCTTTAGAACCTGCGTGTATAGGACCTTTTTTAATTCCTACTGAAGCGCCGTCATTACCTAAATTTTTGCCTTTAGTTTTACCTTGTTTAGTAATACCGTCAGCACCTGATTTATAAGCCATTTTGTTTCTCCTTAAGATATTGTTACTGTTACTGAACCTAGTGCACTTGTTCCTACTAAGTCATTAGGTGTTAATGGTGCATCAAAAAAACTAGCTCCACCTACTGGATTATAACCCCACTGAAACACTCGACTACCTCCTGATGGTACGCCTGTTTGATCTACATCATTGCCTGTGCCAGATTGTATTTGTAGTCCAGTTAAACCTGATTGAAAATAACCAGGACTATCAGGTCTTGGATTACGCACTGCTTGCGGATCGTTCACTGGGTATAGGCCTAAGCTTAACTGTGGCTGATCCGGTTCCCAACATTCAGGACATACAAGTATATTAACATTTTTGGTCTTAATAACCAATGTTTTAAGTTGTTTTAGTTTGAATCTAAATCCACAGCGATCACACTGTGCAATCGAGTTCTTAGCACTTGCGTATTTACTTGGCATTATCTAATGTAGCTCATGTCTCTTGGCACAAACCTAATACTTGCTTTTTCTCTGTCTTCATCTGCTGCTAGTTGAAACGCTGCTTCATAGTCTGCTCTTAACATCTGAATTCTATCAGGAGAAACGTCAGGTAACTTCATACTTAAATATGCAGCTAGCCCTGAAACCATGCAAGGAATAAATCTAAACGGAATATCTTCAACTGAGAGTCCCGTACCTGCGTCTTGAATACGTCTTAATCTGTAATATACGAACTGATAAAAATTACTTTGATCTGGTGCCGGCCATACGTTAATTGTAGGCAGGTTTTGCACGTAAATTCTAGATGCTATTATATGTGTTGCCGCAGTTGTATAATTAACACCACGTACACAATCAACTAAGTCATTACCACTTATACCACCATACTGAATGGTTTCGTTATCAACTTTAATAAACCCAAATTGTGCTAAGCCTACAGTTGATGTTAATGTAATCGTTGTTTCTGTAGCATCTAGTGCTTCAGCTGTAAGTATTGTAGTAGGGTTCTCTTGGCCACTTTGTCTATTAATCCACACTTGGATAGGACGGCCTGTAGCATTTTTATTAGGTATGGTAATGTAAGTTGACTCACTGATACGGTTAATATTAATGTCTTGCTGGTTTGATCCTGTACCGGTTCTAGTCACCATGTCAAGAAGGTCTATAGTGTCAGTAGGTAAGGCATACATAATCTGACCTTGGTTTAACTGGATTTGACCCGGTTCTACAGTCCATAGGTTAATACCACGATTAGCCCATTCAATTGTCATTAGATTCAGTGAACGTCGTGCAGTACGTAAATCATATCCAGTACGCAGTTCTTGTCCACATCGTTCAAATGCATCTTCAACAAGATTGTTTAGATCTAAGTTAAAACTCGTCTGTCCTGTGGTTCTATCTACCATAATTATATTTTTCTAAAAGGTTTTACTTTTTGTTTAATAGATTTAGGCTGAGCTACAAACTGTTTGCCTTTAGCTTTACCCTCTCTTTTTGCTTTCGTCGTTGCTGCATATTCTTGTGAACTTAATGCTTTGATAGCATTTTCTGGTAAGTATCTTTCGCCTGTCTCACTAGACTTTTTACCAGACTTAGTTCTCCACTTTTGTTCACCCCATGCTTTTAAAGACTGTTGAGGTTTAGCTAGTCCACCACTTGCCATTTTCTTTTTACGTCCTGCACAATGTGCTTTTTGAGAAAACCCTTTTGGATTATCACAATCAATAGACGATTTATATTTCTTTGACCAACTCACTTATATCCGCCACCTGCGGCTTTGTATTTCTTAGCTACTAACTGAGCCTTACGAGCTGACCACTGACCAGCGCCTGTACCATGTGTTGCCGCAGCTTTTACTTGGGATACTATTCTTTTTCTAAGACTTGGCTTTGTGTAGTTACCAGCTTTGTTTACTGTACCGCCTTCTTTATACTGAGTAAAGTCTGTGTTGTCACGACGTTTTTTAACCACGCCCTTAGGCATAGTATTCTTAGTAGCACCAGGAATCTTAGTTTTCTTTATAGCGCCCATACCACGTGAAGGTCTCATTAGCAGATCTTTCCTCTAGTTTTACCTTTTGTAGCGATGCCGTCTGCACGGGAAGAAGCT